CACCATGCGTGTGATAGAGGTCAAGGTGTGCTTGGGCGTGTTCTTCTACTGTGAGTAGTATGATGTTGGAGGGGTCGTCTGTGCCACCTGCGTGGCGAGGGATGATATGGTGTCTATGCATATCCTTATTTATAGATCAAAAAAAGGGGGGATCTTGCGATCCCCCCATAAAGTCGGGTAAGTTCCTTTCCGGTTATTCTTATTATGAATGCGGTTGTACTCAGTGTTCCCGAAACTTTTACCTAGCAATTATGCTAAGATGTTGTCTACCCTAAAGATGCGGTAGTATTGGTTGGTCTTGACAGCAGCGAGGCCATCTGAACCGTCAACGTATGGGTTTGATGCCATACCGTAGCGAGTCTTGAACCCGATACGTGGTTGGAAGTCATTCTCACCAACCGCACGAACCATCTGAAGAGGTACGTATGGGCAGTAGAATACACCAGCGTCGTATGGGTTAGAACCCTTGTAACCAACGGTGACGTAGTCAGCGACTGCATAAGGATCTATGTAGACCTTGATGCGACCGTTCAATACACCAGCGAAAGTATTACCAGTATCGTCTACCTGCAAAGAAGTAGAAAGAGCAGGTGAGTAATCAAGCATACCAGATGCAGTCAGAGCAGTAGCAACATCTGAAGAACAGATTACTACGTTACCCTTACCACGTCGAGTTTCTTTAGCGATTACGTTACACTCACGATCGAGTTGTACAAGCAGACCCTTGAACTTTTCAACAGACCATCGACCGTCAGCATCGCTGCTCAGGTCAAAGATACCGTCTACAGTGGTGTTGCTTTGTAGACAACCAGTCTTTGCTTGACTGTTGATAGTACGGATAACTTCACGGTTGATTTCAGCAAGGATCTCAGCAGACAGGATGTTTGCTAATTCTGCTTCAGCATCCAGACCATGAATTGCCTTCAGGTCTTGTGCCAGTTCAATCGTGTACTCTGCTTTCAAAGCACGTGAGTTAGCAGTAACTGTGCTCTTCTCGATGGTGAATCCCATCTCAGCAAAGTCAGAACCACTGTTGCCGAGTGCTTCAGCGTGAGGAGTAGACATACCACCACCGAAGTCGGTAGTGTTACGGTTAGTATCTACGTTAGAGTCAGCAGCAAGACCAGCAAGACCAGAAGGTCCGTTAGCATTGTTCTGCGTGTTAGATGAATCACCAGAGTAAGGAGTAACTGCTTCGTTGTGCAGTGCCTCGTCGCCCTTAGTTGCTCCACCACGAGTAGTCTCGTACTTAGACTTCATCGCGAAGATAAGACCAGTAGGACCAGACATAGGTTGAACACCACATACGTCATATGCCATAAGGTTAGGCATAGCACGTCGAACAAGACTGATCAGGACGGGGTCCCAGTTGTCTACGTTAGCAGTGTTGTTAGTAGGAGTCTCAGCGAGGAAACCCTGTTGACCACGTTCTGCCATCATAGCACGCTCTTGGTTCTCAAGAACAGCAGCAGTAACATTACGTCGGTGACGGTCAGAGATTGAACCTGCTGACTCTTCGTTCAGGACAGGTGACCACTTCTCTACCAAGTGCTCAAATTGAATATCAGATTGCATTAGATATCTCCTTAGATATTATTGCGGGTTAGTAACACGGATTGCTTTGAGGTAACGGTCCATCGTTGAAGTATTTTCAACTTGCTCAGATAGGGGTGCTGGTGCATCCTCATCTTCTTCAAGTTCTTCAGTGACGGTAGTTACTTTAGAGAAGTATGACTCTTTGACAGTAATTACTTTAGCGGCGAAAGATTCTTCGTCGTCAAAGTCAAGTTCTGATACCAAAGATTCAAGTTTCTCTGCTTGGGTTTGTGCGAGGTCACTGCATGCTTCTGCTACAACGGCAGATCGCTTCAGTTGCTCGACTGCTTCAGACATTTGGATAGCGTCAGTTGTGGTCTTGAACAGTTGCTCTTCAAGTTCCTCAATCTGAGTTGCCATGTCATCCACTAGGTCAATCTTAGACTCGGGTACGTCAACGTAAGACTCTACGAACAGATCCTTAAGATTGTTCATGAAGTTCTCGGCGATTTCAGTACGCAGGCCTTGGTGAATGGCGATTTTGTTATCTTCCATCCACTGCTCAACCACATAGTTCAGGTAGGAATCAACCTTCTCGACAAACTCTTCTCGCTGTTCGACTAACTCAGCTTGGAGTTTCTCTTCGTAGGCTTCTTCAATTCGCTCAACCTCTTCGGCGAGCTTAGTTTTCAATGCTGATTCAAAGATCACGGCAGTTTTTGACTTAAACTCATCACTGAGTGTAGCCTCAGACTCTACCAGTGCATCCAGGTCTTCAGAGAAATCTGCTTCAGTAGCGATTTCTGGAACAACCCTTTCGACAACCTCTTCTTCTTGAATACCCATCATAGAGTTGTAAGCATCTTGCAACTCTTCTTTGGACATATCATTCAGGTGGTTGTACATGTCACTGACGATACCTGCTTTGCTCTTTGGCATTGGATCGCTTTTTCCTTGGTCTCCCTTACGAGCGGGGGCCTTCTTGCCTGACTTTGCTGCCTTATCGGTTGCTGCCAGTGCTGGACCCTCTTCACCTTTCTTGTCATAGGACATATCAGGTGTTTCCGACTCATCGAGGTGGACGTTATTGTCTTCAGACATATTTGTCTCCTTGATCAAAAGTTTTTCTTAAGAGATGAGAGGAAATTTTTGTACTCTCGCACTTGAGGGGCATAATCACCCTTCACAATGCGGGGAGCAAGGTTTATTTCAGTCTCTTGTTCTTCACATATTTCTTGAGCGGTTAAGATTCCATTACTCCAGACCCACTCGACACCTTCCATTATTCCATTTACGAAAGCGTTCGGTGCTGATGGATCTTGTACGATGTCTACCGTACTAAGAGTGAAATCACTCCCGACGTAGTTTACACCACCTCGAGACTCAAGACTACCCATTCCACGAGTTGAGACACCAAGATTGACACCACCCTCAAGCAAACCTTTTACGATTTGACCCATAGGAGTATCCAGTATTGATGCCTTTCCTACCACATCATTTCCTTCCCAACGGAGATCAGTGATGAGGTGAGAAACTTTATCGAGGTTGACGGTTGGACCTTCTGGGTGGTTCAACTCGCCGACTGCTCGATTCTGAGAGACCTGCTCGTCAACATACTTGCTGACAGCAGACTCCATAATTTTCTTTGGATATATTCGACCGTTTCGATTCTTCGATTCGGACTGCATGAACACACCTTCGATAGCATATTTTTTGCTACCGTCTTCTTTCTTCTCAACGATACACTCGATGTTGTTCTCGTTGTATTCTGTGATTAGTTTCATTGGAGTGCCTTCAGCATTTGTTTAATTGCTCTCATCGCATCTTTTTCAGATTTGAAAGTGTCCAGGAAGTCTCCGTCAATAAAGGCACTGTATCCTTTCGTGTCTTTATTGATGACGACAGGGTATTTACCCATCTTCTTACTGAACACCTGCTCACCCCCAAATGTTTTGGGTTTTGCTGCTTCTCTGAGTTCTGCGAATGATTTCATAAGTTTATTTATACCTTATTTATTCTACGGTTTCTTCGTCTTCTGCAAAGATATCTTCTACCTGAGACTCAACGTCGACGTCTTCTTCTGAGGTCACTTCGTCTTCTGCCTCGACTTCCTCTTCCTCAGCAGCATTGAATACTGTGTTAGCAATACGAACTTTCTCTGCCTCAAGTGCGTCTGTTACTTTGACACCCATAAGGTCATTAAAATGGTTGCGTGCTTGTGCTAGGTTCTTTTGTTGGATTGCCGCAAGGACATCGTCTACACCAACCGGATCTGTTTCTGGTACTTCATAATCTTCACTCATGATATTCTCCATTAGTCGTTATCATCTTCAAATTGGTCTGGGTCAACTTCACCCGTCTCAACTTCACTTTGTATTTGCTTCTTCATTTCTTCTGCTTCTTCGTCAGTGAATCGCAGAACGTGTTTCATCATCCAGTCTCTGGATAAGTATTCACCCACATACCCTGCTGCCTGATCGACGAGGTTCAATCGCTCTCGCATTACCTCTGCGTCTTTCAGTTCAGTGTAGTGGTTGTCCTTGTAGTAGTCAATGCGGACACGGTTGTGGAACATTTCAACCCAGTCTGCTTCAGTAATTATACCTTTCAGAATGAGTTGCTGTCTCAGGATACCAGTGAATAATTTAGCGAACCGCATACGCATACGGGTGACAAACTTCTGAAACTTGATTTCCTCACGGTTAATCTCAGTAGCACGTCCCAGTGAGAATGCTTGTTCCTGTTCCAAACGTGAGACAGGCACATTGAGTGACTGATACACTTTGCGTTGGAAGTATTTGATGTCGTCGATCTCTCCTAGGTTTTGACCTCCAGGCAGAGTAGTCACTTCAGTACCACGCCCACCCTCACGGCGAGGCAACCAGAAGTCATCTAGCATAGTCATATGCTTACGACTGTCGCGCAGTTCACCTGTGGTCTGATCGTAGACTAACTTGTTGCGGTATCGAGTCATGATACTGTTTAGATATGCTTCTGCCTTACCCTTTGGCAAGTTGCCTGTATCAACGTAGAAGATACGACGTTCAGGAGCACGTGCCATACGATAGATAATCAAACTGTCTTCCATCATACGGAGTTGATTGATAGGACGAAGTGCTTTGTGGAGGTGCGACACCACTTTACTGCGTGTCTCATCAAGTAAACCTGAGGTGACATAGTTGATAGAATCGTTAGACAGTTTCACAGCACTGTCACGTTCACCCGCACTCATTGGTTTTGACTTGTCTGCGTCCATGTTCTTATCGTTGAAGATATAAAACTCTTCAACGTTTTTGATTAACTTAACACCACCATTCTCAACCTTATTGACTTTCTTGACCTTGCGGATCTTAAGAGAGTCGATGTATCGTATCTCTTGGATACCCGCCTTTGGGTTTTCTTTGTCTATGATTAGGTGGTGATACATCCTACCGTCAATGTACCAAGAGCGAAACATTTCATGGCAACGTTCATTGAACGACATCATGTTGAGCAGTTGATCGAACTCCTCATGTACATTCTTCTTGATAGCACTTGACACCTTGACTTGATCAAGGTTTACAGACACCACTTTCTCGTCTTCCTGAGGGACAACGACTGTCTCATTGACTATTTCGTCGATTGCCATATCTACTTCAGGGTGAGTAGATGCCTGTCGATATTTTTGAATTAGATCGAATTGATCTTTTACTTTGAGATCGGCATAGATGTCCATGGCCATGCCGAAATGGTTAGAAGGAGAAGTAATATACCCAGCACCATCATCATCAGTAGGCGGTACTACAGATGCCGCCTGTAGAGGTTCAGACGCTTTCTTATCTGCCTTACTCCTCTTTATCTCAAACCCGAATAAATTAAACCCATCTGCCATTAGAAATTCCTTTGATGAAGAAAAGGGGAGGCGAACCTCCCCTGCTCTTATTACTTATACACGTTTTTATTGTGTATTATCGTTACCCCAGAAGTCGTACTCTATGGTAACTTGGAACTCTTCAATCGAGGTTACTTGATCGTAACTTAATTCGATTGCTGAGATGTTGGAAGGGAAACAGTTGCGAAGAGTATAAGTCTTCACGATGCCACCTGCCTGATTCAACTGACTAACTGTCATGTTGGTTGCGTACGTTCCGTAACCAGCATTGTCCATTTGCACACCGATGTTTCCAAAGTGTGTGTTCATAGAGTTCATCCATGCTTCAAAAGCATCTCGAACGATGAAGTTAGTATCGTTGTAGATTGTTACTGTCCACGGTTCAAAGGATCGGTCTCCTGGTAACTTAATGATACGACCACGGAAGGGTACTTCTACCACCCCCGTTGTCAGACCAGGAAGTTGAGCGGCACGACACATGAAGTTGGTCAACTCAGTATTTCCACCAGCAAGAGCAGGGAAATTGATATTGACTTCGAACAAGTTAGCGCGAGCGCCACCACCAGTCACTTTACCTCTGAACGCATCTACGTCTAAAACTGCCATAGTTTATTCTCCAGAATAATTCAGATTAAAATTGTATTCCACTCTGAACAATCTCATCAAAGTCAGCACCAGTGCGTGTTGCCACAAAGTTGACCGTGATATAGTTGATTGAACGAGCAGGTTTAATGAAGATAGAGGCGACAAGTTCGTTTCTATCAATGACTTCAGGGGTGTTGTTTCTTTCGTCACACTGTACGAAAAAGTCCTGAATACCACGACGTGCTTGAATCTCTCGAAGGAGAGGTTCTACAATCGCAACAAACTCAGAGCGAGTAAACTCATCGTTGAACTCGAATAAGAAGTTACGTGCTGCTTCCGCAACAGACTTCTCAAGAGCGAGGAACAATCGACGAACGTTGATACGATCGAATGCCGAAGGTCGTGCTAACTTAGTCTTGTCTCCAAACAGGATCGTTCCGCGACCAGGAAACTGTACGATTGGGTTTACACCCTTCTTGTACAATTCATCACGTTCAGATTTGCTAGGACTGTATGCTAAGTTAGTGATACCCACATACTCACCACGTCGCTCACCAGCAGGTGACCACCAAGGACCAGCATTGTAGTCCGTAAGTGCCATGATACCAGCAGTAGTAGAGGCAGCGGGGATATAGATGTAGTTGTCGTTGTACTTGTCATAGACGCGCAGGTAGTTATTATCTACTGCTAAGTACGAGGAAGCACTAAATCGGTTAGTACACTCTAGAGTCTTAGTGACTGGAGTGTTCTGATTAACAACAGCGGAGCGACAAGGTGATGCTACAGCAAGTGCATCCTTACGAGTCACACCAGCAATGGCGGTTAAAGAGTTTACTACAGTAACTTGATCATCTACTCCATTCATTCCTGGAGCGATAAGCAATTGTACGTCTACTTCTTCAACGTCAGAGAACTGCTCTTCGAATGCAGTGACATAGTCACCAGCATCTAATGCAGCATGATCTCGTCCACCGCCCAGAGCAACTTCAGAAGAGTCAACGGACCAAGCGAAACCGTCTGAGTAGTTGACACCCGAACCGTCTGATGGGGGGTTAGTCCCAAAATGAGTACCAGCAGTGATATAAGAATCATGCCAATCGCCCATCCAAACAAAGCTCGATGCGTTGTTGAGTACAGACTGGACGTAGTTATCGCCACCGTCAGTAGTCTTCGCAGCAGGTGCAACTGAAACATAGGGGAAGGTCTCTAAGACAGTACCAGGAGTTCCGGTTAATTGACCATTTTTGTCAACGACTACAACGTGAATTTCGTCGTTCTTGTTGTCGCCTGCTTGACGTGCTGCCCAATCTGATGTTGCAGGAACATCGTCAAAGAGATCGCTGTAAGGCCAGTTGATGAAGTCGTTCTTGTGTGTCGGTGAATTAGCAGAATCACCTGCTGGTACACCAAATATTGACACAGCAAGAGAGTTACCGAGTTCGCCAGGATACTTTGCAACAAACATTTCAGATGATACTTGTCGCTCCCAGTGATCTTCATTGTGTACGGAGATCTTGTCTCCTGATACACTTGCGTTCGTGTCGGAGTCGCCATCAGCAACTACGCCAGAGGGTACGGTTCGGTTTACAATGAGATTACCTGAGTATCGTAAGAACTGCGAACATGAGAAGTAGTCAACAGCATGAGTTGCATCGGGAGTACCGAATATCTCTGCTAGTTTGCTTTCGTTCTGAATGCGCACAGGTTGATCAACAGGACCCCATCTAAATGCGCCTACGTATGCAGCAAGAGAGGTCTCGACGTTTGGTGCAACACCAGTTAAGTCGAACTCTCGAGTTACAACGGCTGGCGACACAGAAGGTGTTGTTAATGCCATTTTGCTTTCCTCGTTCAAAGAGTATGATAAGATTTAGAAACATGATAAGGAGACATTCAGAAGAATGTTCAAGTACATCTATTTATACGATCAATAATTTGTGTAAAATCCGTCATCATCCTTGAAGTCTAGTAGACTATACGGGTCTAGTTTCTGTTCGTATGTGATAAAATCGTTGGGGTCGTCATTACTGAGACCGAATGGGGGGACGTCATCTTCTATCTCCCTTGCCCTTTGCTTGAACATTAAGTCTCTTGCATTAGTATTGGACAATCCTTGGTACTGGGGAGTGGTGACAAAGTATCCTAGCATCACGAGGTTCATTACAAGGTCATCATGATTACCGTCAGTTGCTTCGTAGGACTGACCCTTGACTTCAAACGTACTAATCTCCATGATAGTTTCTTCGTCAACGATATGGAGTTTACCTTCTTCCATCAGGTCTTTGAACCCTGAGCATCCTATCCTTTTGGTTCTTCGGGTCATCTCTGTGCCGATCAGTGCCTTCACTGAGGATTCCATATGGAGATTTTCATACTCAAGTTCATAGTGCAAACCATGACAGGTCAGTTGCCCTGCATCATTCGACTCTACGATGACGTATGCCTCATTGTAGAGATTCGCGTACTTATATATAATGTCAGGGAAGAGTATTGGAGAAATCAAATTATTCCGATACACAGCAACCTGTTTAAACGGGCGACTGCTAATATCAATTACGTTAAACGTACTATAATCCTGCCCTCGACCCTTCGCCACGTCAGCGAGAATGACGTACTGAGTATCCTTACGAGGTTTCTCATACATAAGAAAGTCACCACCCTCTAATATCCTTAGGGGTCTTTCTGCCTTGAGCGCAAGTAATGCTTGAGGTCCAATGAGAGTTTGACCAGTTCCAAAGAAGGTGTTTCCGAATTCCTGATCGAACTGCAACTCCGAGGTGTTAGCAATAGTCTGTTCTTTCCACACCTCATCACGTCCTGGAACGTCCCACCAATCTACTCGGAACGGTTTGTATTCGTTCGTCCCCTGACTAGCACCCTGCCAGATCTTATAGAACTGATTACCGATACCATTTGCTGTAGAGGTGATGATGACCTTGGTATTTTCTCCAGAAGAAATTACTGGATAGGTTGAGGTATAGAATTCAGTTGCTTTATCGACGAACGCAAATTCGTCAAGCATCAGTAGGTTCACAGAGAATCCTCGAATAGAACTACTCGATGTTGATTCTGCTATGATACGACTATTGTTACTGAACTCTATGCTACCCTTGTTGAGTGTCTTACATCCTGGTTGCAACCAGAAGGGCAGGTTCTCTAGCATCAATGTGATACGTCCCAGCATCTCACGGGAAGTTGCTCCTCGGTTAGCAAGGACTGCTACAGTTTGTTCTGGATGGAACAGTGCGTACCAAAGTAGATATGCTACGGAGGAAATAGACTTACCTGACTGACGACACGCGAGTACCACGTTGAATCGATTGTCATCGAAGTGCTTAAACATTTCTTCCTGATATGGATACAAGTCAAAGGGGACGAGACCGTCGTTCAGGTTGATCACCTTGACGTATGTTCTAGCAAAGTATGCGGGATCTGCCATGCACTTGGCATACTCCTGAACCTTTTGAGGAGTCCAGTCTTCTTCAATGCCGTCTTTCTTTACATGGGGGTTGCCGAGGTAATGGGTATTACCTTTAAGTTTCGTCGTGTCCGTTATCGTCGGTACTGACATTCGGATTCACCTCTTTCTCTGTGGTATTCAAGTCCTTCAGCATGCGCTGAAGTTCTGTCGTTGACCCCACGAACAAATTGTTTGTCGTGTTCCCTGATGGTTCAGGGGAGGGCAGCATCATCTGATCAATACTTTTGATCTTGCGATGCAGATCCATGAGTTTTTCTGAGGTGTTGGCCGTATCTTTGATGAGACCAGCAAGTACTTCGTAGGCACGAGGGTGTTCACTCTGTCGTGCGACTTCGATCATCTCTTCAATCCCTTCTCGTCCCTTCTCGATTAAATCGTAGAGGGTCTCTCGGGAGTATTCATAGTCTTTATCTTTATCTTCGCTCATAGTATTACTTATAAGGATGCGGAACTTCATGTGGGTCAACAAAGTCGCTGTCAGGACTGTGCTGATTTAATACGTCAGTGACCACATAGTAATCGCTGTCGAGATTGATTGGGTGGAATGGTTCTGGTGGTTGTTGTGCCTCTACCCTCTGTGTCTCAAGGTAGAGTGGTGCGTTCGAGTCGATGCCAGTAAGGGTATCGTCGAAGAAGTCCACGTCGATAGTCTCGATAACTTTTCTTGGGGTGTTGGGTGTTGGTCCGTAGAACATCACCTTCATCTCAAAGGATAGAGTGTAGATAATGATACGTCTTTCTTCTAGAGAACCCTCAAAGTTATCAGAGAATGATACTGACTGTAGAACTAATGGGACGTCCTCAACAATGTCCGAGAACCCAGCAAGGGGTTTCATGTGGATAGTGTACTGAGGATTGAAGAAAGGTATGATCTGTTCTACCACCTGCAAGCAATCATCATGCTGCTTACCGTAGACATTCAACTCAAACCCTACGAGGTATGGGACACCACCGTAGATCTTGTATGCTGATCCATCGGGCGCACCGTCACAGTCACTACCCTTGCACTTGATGTAATTTGACTTAGGCAATTGTCTCTGTGCATCATACTGAATATTGTTGATCTCAAATGACATGCGGGGAAGTTTGACAGCGACTTGGTTTTCTACGTCACGGTCACCAGCATGATTCATGTCTGCTATTCTTTCGAGGAACTTGCGTTGTGGCGCATAAGCAATAGGCACTCGCATTTGCCCTAAGACTTTACCCCCAGACTTACGGACAACGTAAAGGTCATTGAACAGTGAACCAAACACTGCTACTGACTTTCGTATTCTCTCGTGGTAAAAATGTCCACCGAACATACTACTATCCTATGAGGGGATTGCTTTCACTGAAGTCTAAGAACTCCAGTGCAGATATATCCCAATCGTCAACTGCCTTTGCTGCTCCACCAGGAGCACCAGGCTGTATTGTTTGCATTTCCCCGACACCTATGATCGTAGCGATTGACTTATCGCCCTGTATCTGAGCACCCGTATCGAAGGTGGTGAACATACCGTCACCGCAATCTGCTTCTGCACCAACGTGTGCTAGGAACAGTTGCTTGTCTGAGTCTAACCACTCAACCACTTCACCCTGTAATGTAGATCCTACCTGAGTGACTATCTCGTTGCATACAAACCCGTTGGATGATGAGTCCAGGTGTAACTGCCACTGATAGGCAGAGAAGGTCTCCATCCTATCGATCTCTTCGATGCCAGTATCAAAGTCCTCGTCAGAGTACTCAAACTTCTCACACCGTAGTTTGAAGGTGGGGAGATTACCTAACTGGAAGAATGGTGCGTCATCTTCAACAGACATGATCTGGAAAGTAGTTCCAGACATAGGAATATGAATGAGGTCACCCTCTCGAGGACGGTAGTAAGTATCACCCTTCTTGTTGGGTCGATCATACGTACCAGTTTCCTGCTCTTGATACTGACGTATCTCTGTATTCCACCTGCGACGTGACATCACCAGAGTCACAGCATCACGTAACTCCACACCGAACTTCTGGAACAGTGCACCGTCACCTTCGTATCCTTCAATGGACTCAATGTAGGTTTCGACTTTGTATGCGTGTTTGAATGCGGAGAGGATACTATCATTGAAGATCATATCGCGATGAACTACTTCACGAGGAATGTAGTAAACATCATTGCCGAACATACGAATAGACTCTACGATCAGGTCTTCGTAGAGGTTTTGTTCGCTGCGTACGTTTTGTCGGAAGTATGGATTAGTTGCCACGGGATTATCCTACAAGGAATCCAGGCGGTTCTTCCTGTTCTAATCTCATACGTTCGCGGAGTTCAGTTATCTCACCCTTTGCTTCTTCTAGGATCTGACGGCCGTTGATTGTCACACCGCCTGGTAATAACATACCTTCAAATTTGCTCATGTTCTGACCCCACTGTTCCTTTATCAAGGCGGTAGTATAGTCCTTCATGAACATATCATTTTGGATAGTAGTGGGGTCAGCATTCTGACCACGGATGCCTGTCTCTGGGACAGCACGATAAACCTCTGCGCAGATATGATTGCCCAATTGAAGTTGCTCATCCTCAATATCACTCCAGAGGTACAACCTGTTCATGCGTCGAACCCAAGAGATCATAGGCAGACCAGTGAGTTTCATGTCGAGGAGTTCCATGTAAGAACGCATCTGATCGTAGTATTGTAGGTCAGGACCACCCCCACCAGTCATTGAGTGAAAGTCGCTCATGGCAAACTGATAGTTGAAGGAGAACATATTAGAACTGCCAACGGTGGTTCCACCCGTAGGAAATATCTTTGTGATGTAAAGAATATCTGCTGGGATGTTTACGTACTTCCTACCCAAATCTTCTTCGGTGATCTGATGCTGATAGTAGTCACGGAAAGTTGCATCTGAATGAAACTCACGATAGACTTGTAGGGCATCGTCAACCTTGTCATTGATTTGATCTTCGTCGACGTTTACCTCAATGACAGGTTCACCTAATCGTCGAAGGCAGTATTCAACTAGTTGTTGCCTTGTCGCAATGATTGCCATTATTTTCCCTTCAGTTCATCTACTTGCGTTTTGAGTTCTCTGATTGCTTCGATGACTAGACCCATCATGTTACCGTAAGCAACACCTTTGGTTCCGTCCTCAGAAGTATGAACAACCTCTGGCAACACCTTTTCGACGTCCTGTGCCATTACACCAGAGTGTCTACGAGTAGACTCCTTCGTATTATATGTATATCCAGTTATCGCCATTAGTTTATCGAGTGCTTCATCGATTGCAGTGACATCAGACTTGACTGCCATATCAGAGAGTGCTACCACATCACCAGTAGCAGTGAATGTACCAGTATAGGAACCAGACATTGCGATTGATGAACCCGATACTGATATTCCGTTGCCACCAGTGTATGTGGTTCCTACCGAACTGACAGTAAAGTTTGGATAGGTTCCTGAGACCGAAGTAGAACCACTGCCAGTTATCGATACCGTTCGGTCTGGTGCCGTGTTAGTAAACTGAGTACCAGATAATGATAACCCTGTACCAGCAGTGTAAGTTGTATCATTATCTGGAGCAGAGATTGTGAAGTTAGGATAATTACCAGTAATAGAAATTGCACCGGCGGGGAACAGATTTACTGTTTGGTCTGGAGCAGCATTGAAAAATTCCGTACCGTTCATACCCAGACCAAAACCAGCGGTGTATGTCGTGTCGGTATTGGGGTTTGCAACTCCGACAGTAAAATTGGGATAGGTGCCTGTGACCGTAGCTATACCCGATGGTGCAATCGAAACCACCTGATCTGGCATGGAGTTACTTATCACCTTGCTTGATGAGTTTATGCTAATGCCTGTGCCAGCACTCAACACTTCGGCGGCGATATTGTTCTGAAGAGTATTATGCTCTGCTACGTTCCAAGCATGCTCTGAGTCAGCGGCATTGCCTAAAGCAATATCGGCAAGGAGTCTTGCTTGCTCTTCAGTATCTATCCTGCCATTGATCTGATTGATATTATATTGAAGAATATCATGCTCTGCTACGTTGAACGCACGTTCTCTTCCGATACTATCCGCAAGTTCTTTATGCTCTGATACGTTCCAAGCATGTTCTGAATCTATTCTGTCATTCAGATCTGCTATGTCAGAGTCGTGGTTTGCTATTCCTAATGAGATGATTGCCGCAGCATCTGATTCTCTTTCGGCAAGACCTGCAAGGAAGTCGGAGTCTCTACCTAAACCAAACTGTTCTAGAGTAGAATCAAAGTACCGTCTGTTACCCCTGATATCAGAATCAAGACTAGAAAAGTTCTCGTCAATCTCTGCGAAGGTTAGTTCTTGACCCTTGACAAGTCTGTATGTAATGTTAGACATTAAGGATTATCCTTTCAACTGTGCGACTTCGTCTTTCAGTTCTTTAATTGCTTCGACAAGTAATCCTACGATGTTACCGTAGGCAACTGCGTGGACTCCCTCTTCGTTAGTATGTACTGCTTCCGGCAAGACTGCTTTGACGTCTTGTGCCGAGAGTCCAGTAGATACCCTTTCCTCTCCGATACGGTTGAAAGTAATGCCGTTCAATCCTGTCACTTTCTCTAGTGCATTTGTGATTGGGTTGACGTTTTCTTTCAGTGTTATATCAGAGAGTGCTACCACGTCACCAGTAGCAGTGAAGGTGCCACTGTAAGAACCACTCATGCTCAGACCACTAGCATCTTGGGAAAGACCATTTCCTGCGGCAACACTAAAGGCATTGCCTGATAATCCGATACCACCACCAGCAGTGTACGATGTAGCAGGTGCAACTACTTGCCATGTCCCGCCCTTTCGAGCATATTGATTGGCATTGTTTGGTGCGTCTGTTATATACCCGACAAGGCTATGATCCCCCCAAGCATATGACTGGTCCCATTGACCCTGCTTTGAGTTGTTGGGAAGACCAAGTGAGTGTGTTGCAGCATATCCGAGTGTCACTGTTCCGTCGACTGTGATTGGTCCACCCGTTGAGGTAAATCCTGTTGGTCCTTGAACGTCTACTGAAGTGACTGTACCGTCAGCAATAGAGTTGCCGTTACCGTCAAGGATGTTGCCACCGACATATAGGTTGTCGTGGAACACCGCATCACCAGTGACATCCATGCCCATCTCGAAGAAGGCACTGTCTTTGAAGGTCACCTTTTCGTTGATATTAACATTACCATATTGGTCAATGTCGATAGCATCAATGAAACCGTCAGTAGAGTTGTATGCGGTCAGTGAGAGTTTCCAGTTCTGGAAGTCACTTGATGCCTGAGTTGCCTTCACACCACACGATCGGCCGTTTGTTCCACCAGCATTACCCAGTTGAACAAATGCTATCTGTCCTGAGTTGCTAGTCTTACAACCGATCTCTACTAACTGACCGTTTGGTCGAGACACTCGCAGATGAGAACCGAGACCGTTGTAGTCTGTTCCTACCAAGACTCCACCAGTGCTATCATAGATGACTCGGTCGACTCCCGCATCTAGGTCATGAAAAGCAAGTCGGGGGTTGTACTTGAAGTCACCTTTGCGGAGAATAATGTCTCCGTCTTTCATGTCGAGGTCACCCTCGTTGACGACGATTCCACCGCCACCAACATAGACACCGGAATCAAACTTTGGGTGACTGGTATCCGAATCTAACGCAAAGAAGTTGTCATCTAACTCGTCGTGAGTTAGAGGTGATCCTTTTTCACGCCTAAGTGTTAAAGTAGCCATTGATTAATTCCCAATCATTTTGTTTTATTTAGTTCTGTTTCGAGGGACTCTACCTTACCAGACAGTTCTTTTACTGCCTCGATTAGGAGTCCGACCATGTTTCCGTATGCTACACCAAGTGTGCCTTCGTTATCGTGCACTGCTTCTGGCAACACTGCTTGTACTTCCTGTGCCATAACACCCGTTGATACTTTCTCCTCACCCTTGCGTCGGAAAGTGTATCCGGTGAGTTGCGATACCTTGTCCAGTGCAGCAGTGATGGGATTGATATCTTCTTTCAATGCTATGTCAGAGAGTGCTACCACATCACCAGTGGCAGTGAATGTACCAGTGAAGGAACCAGACATTTTGTATTCAGTTCCTGTTAAGGTAATACCATTACCAGCAGTAAAGGTTACAGTCTTCGCAGCACTTCCGTTGAATACCTGTCCCTGTACAGTGAACGAGTTAGTTACTTTACCAGCAGTAATCTCTGCTGCTGACCAAGTGTAGTTGCCAGAACCATTGACACTCTTAGAAGTTCCACCGATACTGATGTTCCTAGCAGTACCCCATTGTGCGGTAGTGATGTTCGCAGTACCATCAAAAGCAGTACCGTTGATGTTCCTTGGTGTAGTAAGTTTGTCTGCGTTGTTTACGGACAGTCCTAGGGCATCGAGGTTTGCTTTGGTGATTCCTATCTCTGCTTTAGTCCAGGCGTAGTTGGTAGAACCATTGACACTCTTTGTGGTGTCACCGATTGCTATATTTCTTGGTGTGCCCCACTGGACTGTGGTGATGTTTGATCCACCGTCGAATGCTGTACCGTTGATGTTCCTTGGTGTAGTAAGTGTGCCTGTCAGTTGTCCGATAAAGAACGGGGCAGTGATGCTAGTAGTAAGGTTAGCACTTGCGGCATTTAGTGTGCCAGTGAAGTGTCCGTTCCTGAATCTTGAAGCTACTTTACCAAGATCAAGCGTCCCATCAGTCTCAGTACCGCCCAGAGTACATGGATTAAAGGAGGATCCAGACAAAGCAACCGCAATGTTTTGTGATTCTCTTTGCCATACTGATGCATCTAATCTAGAGGATGCTTTGACTTTTGTAGCATAAACCGTCCCTGAGAAATACCCATCCCCAGCAACCTGAAGCTTGGCAGTGCCGCCGCCAACATCGTTCGAACCAATATGGGTGATACCGTTCTTTGCAACCCTGAAAACAACGTTGCCTGTACCGGTGCCCCCACTATACCCAGTAAAGTGGTTAGTCCCAGATGATTTTGATAGATAACCATCAGAGTGACTCATATAAACTGAACCACTGGCGGTGTTATCCCACTTGGAAGATAGGATAGCACTGGT